TGTTGACGCTTGTGACGGGTGCGCTCGGTAGGTTAGTCAACTGTGATCCGTCAACTGCTGGCAACTTAGCCGATCCATCGAGTTGAACCACATCGTTCGCAGTTGTGCCAACATCTTGAGTTGATGCTGTGCCGAGAGTGCCGAACTTTGTATCAATACCGCTTAAGTGCCCGTCTATATTAGCGTTAGAGGCTGTATAGTTTGATGCTGTGTGATCGGCTGCTATGTCGTCACCACTGACAACAACAACACCTGTAAGACTGTTAACGCTTGCTACTGAATCAGTATTATCGATCTTATCAATCTTACCGTTTGAGACAACACCGCCCATATCTTCATTAATGACAAGGTGATCACCCACGGCCCAATCTCGACCAAAGCGAGTACCGCCCGTAGTGATAATGTAGAAGTCACCTTGTGATGTATTCGCTAAAGAAGGGAGGTTGTTAGTTGCGTCATATCCCCCTTGATACGTCATGCCACTGACAAGTGTGCCTAGCTTGGTATCAATACCTGATAAATGACCATCTATATTGTTATCAGCAGGGGTATAATTAGTGGCAACGTGATCAGCCAATAGATCATTAGCACTGACTACAACAACGCCTGTTTGGCCATTGACTGAATCAACCGCCCCACCGCCGCCACCGCCACCGCTTGTAAATGTATCAAATTTAATCGCCATGATTTACCCCTTTATTTATTGAAGCCACAATAGAGAATAAATTTATCAGAGCCCGCTGCTTTTTTATAGGCAACGCTTGAGACGGATGTGCCCCCTGCAAGCGCTTGAACATCTACATCATAGCGACCAAGTAATGGAATAACTGCATCAGTGTTATCTGTGCCATCACCTGCGCCTGCAGCTGCTCTGAGTTTAATAAATGAGACTGCAGATGTAGATGATGAGGCAGATCCAACAAATGCAAACGTGAGGCCATCAGCTAACTGTGTGCCTGTGATTGGATCATAGAACTCATCAGATGAGAGGCTGTGCCAGTCTGTATCATTCACAGCAGAGGCATCATAGGCTGCAATAAATAAGCCTGCAGATATTGGGTTTTGTGCTCCTAGTTTACTCATTTTTTTTTTCCTCTGTGGTGGTGGGGGTCTGGCGTTTAGCCATCACATTTGCCCCTGCATAAATAAAAAACAATGTATCAATTAGCGCTAGCACTTCGCTGTGTGCTTTATCGAGTAGCGCAAGCAACAGGCATGATGATAGAGCTGCATAAAATGCTAGAGCCTTGCGCCCGCCTGCCCTGTCTGTGATGCTCGCTTGATCACTCATCAAAATCCTCACTCAGTAATCTATAGACATGAGCAATCTGCTCAGCGGGCCTTTTCCGAGTGATAACCCCCTCACCCTTGCTACCATCGCCAAGCTCTCCATTTGCATTTCCCTCAATCGTAGTGATATAGCCCTCTGTGCTGTAGCTGCTAGCGTCTACACATAGCGTGATGTGATCACCCCATGTAGCCCGCTTGCTAGTATATACTACTACAATATCACCAGGGCGCACTTGATCAGCGCTAATATGTCGAGATGTGTTAGCCCATGCATTATAGAGACGATAGCAGGAGGGAAATATTTTCTTTCTGATCTGTAATCTAACTGCAGTATATGCAAATGCTGCAAACGCACCGCACCACGCAAACTGACCATTTCGTGTATATGGTTCTTCCCAAGACCAGCCGATACCCTGCACTGATCTGATATATGTGTCTATTCTCTGTTGTGGTTCTTTGACTACGCTAGCCCATTCAAACTGTGCTCGCTTGATAGCGTCTATAGATTGCTCTGAAATATTTGGTGTGATCTCAGCAAAACTGCTAGGGCCATCAGTGCTGAGATCTAAATGAGCTTGATTCAATGCTCGATTCATGCGCCTTAAATCATCCTGCATTTCATCTATGAGTGATTGCATTTCACGCTTATTCATTAGCTCATCTCCTGTGCATTAACATTAGTATTAATAATATCTGAGCTGTTTGCTAGATATGCATCAGCTCTGTGTGTGGTGCTAGCGTTCGCATATGTAGTGGGCTCAAGTGTGCCATCTGCTGACACTATACCATGCGCCGCTGTAAATGTGATAACATTACCGCTGATATCACTGATAGTTAAACCTATGATTGCATTATCTTGATCACCTGTGGGCACAAAATCTACTACATCATTTACTGCAAAAAATGAAACATCACCCGCTGTAGATGAGCTGTATTCATTAGCTGAGACTTCTACTTTTATAGTGCTAGTGATCACTGACACATTAGCTGTACTATTCCAAGCAACAGGGGTGAGGCCAGTTGTAATGAGCTCTAAAGCACAGCCCTCACTCATAAGCTCTTGCCTCATTGATCTGACCATAGCAATGCCATCAGTTACACCATAATTGTCACCATAGCCCCGCAAGTGTGGTGATGAGCATTGAACATATGAGCCAAGATCTAACAGTGCTGATTGCCCTGTGCCTATGCTACCCCGCCACGCTCTCAGAGGATTAGAGAGTAGATTAAACAGGCGTTGTGAGGTAGGTAAAAACTCAGCATACACATCTCCTGCACCCCTCCCAAATTGTAAAGACGTAACACCTGGGAGGCTGAGTTTGATCTGTGACTGCTCACCGCCATATCGCTTAATCGCTTCGTGATTATTAAAAAACACTTCAGAGCTATACTTGTCTTCTATTGCATCATAATCATATTCATATTTTATTTGAGTTACTATGTTTTCGTATGAATCCCAATGAGGTGCTGGATCTGCTAGCCAGTCGCCTGCACTAATAGTCTGCTGCACATTTGCCACACGCTCAGCACCCACAGCTATAAGAGTGATGAGGCTCTGCCCTTGTGCATTTCGTTTCATGATCATACATGCACCAAGGAGCTGCAGCAGATGATCAATCATTTCTCTAACATCTGCGCCTACACCGACAAACTGCCCGCTCACACTAAATGGGCTAGATGCGTCTACTGCTAGAAATGAGTCTATATCAATGTGATCAGAGCTGAGGTTACAGCCCACACCAAAAACATCATAAACGCTATTATACCCTTGCCCCCCGCCTGATAGTAGCAATTTTAGTATAGCAGTGCCAGGGCGCTCACCGTCAAATCTGCCACCCCTTGTGATTAGGCTTCTCTCAGCATCAGACCAGTCTGCAAATGATTGATTGCCATAAATGTAGTTTCTATTTAGATGAATGTAGTAGCCCACATTTGTGCCGTTGAATGTCGCTATGCTTTGATGTGTGGCTTTGAATACCTGCTCACGCATACTCTCTGTGCTTCGGTCATAATAGCGCACTACTATATCAAAAAGATCAGCGCTTGCGATTGTAGGCAGGCCTAAAGAATCTTCTACTAAAAGTCTATCTTCTCTATGTTGATAGTAGCCTGCAGCTATGTCTCTGAGCTGATGAGAGCTATTGACCTGCGTAGCGCTTACTTCACAGCTTCGCACATAGCCCCTTCTATGACTTTCTATAAATGGCGCATCATCTAGGCCTATATCAAGAGGGTACCAAAGCCTAAGATTAGGTTCAGATGGGGGCTGTGATAAATCACTATCCCAATATTGGGCAGCTTGATATCTATCATTGAGATATGCTCTGAGCTGCTGTGGGTGTGTCCAAAGTAGTAAACGTGCAGGCTGATCACTGTCGGACAATTTATTTACTATTATTTGATCATTCTCATTTAATCGCCAGCGCACCACCCCACCTGCTGTGCCCTGTGTACTAGCAGGCCCATTGCTCACTAATGTGCTGTTGATTACATCAGGCCATAACTGCAGGCCGCTCATCTGATGCTGTTTAATCTCTACATTTGTTGTGATGCCCACATTTCTTGCTCTAGTTATTTGTGCAAGGGTAGCCGCTCCTGTAGGTGTAGAGTCTAGACTGATCACATATATATCACGGCCTGCTGTGTTAGTTGTCTCAACAATTGCACCTGTTGGATAGGCAGGAGGCCCACCGCCGATAACTAAGCCAATTCTAGGGTATCGAGGGTGAGCTACTGCTGTATAAGCATTTCCACTGCTGTCTAATCCTGTGGGTAATGATGTATCAAAGTCCTCAATAAGAGTATTAGAATTCTTGAAGACTGTGAGAGTGTTTGCTGTATTAGTTGATGAGTGATCAATCTGATATGAGACATAGTGCCCTCTATTGTTCTCTAACTCCATAGCATATTCAAGGGTAGAGCCTGCTGTCTCAAAATGATGATAGCCCTGCAGTAGCTTTGTTTGATTGAGCCCCTTATCAACTTGTACAGAGTCAATCAATGCGACAAGTGGCACTAGTGACAAGCTAACAGTATCACCCTGCTCTATGCTTGGTGTGCTCTCTATAAAGCCGTTGCACACTACAGCCCATGTACTTAGTGATCCATCAGGGAACTTGTGGGACATGTACAGCTTGGCCCTGCGTCCTCTAAATGTAGTAATCTCTGTAGTTACTTGTGGCGCTGATGTGCCCTCTAAGTCTATTGAATGAGATTGTAGCGGGGTATTTCCTGCTTGTCTACCACCTGGCATCAACAGAATGGATGAACTCGCTTGGCTTACTTTGACAGTTTCAGCACCAATATGCATTAATCTTGGGTAAGTAAGTGATGTCAAATCAGTATCTACATTAATGAAACTATCAGATCTATCTACATTGCTTGTGATCTTGGCACTAGTCACTGCTGATCTAGCACCACATCTACCGAAAACCACACCTGCATCAGAAGCGCCTGCTTTTCTATCTATCCCAAGTGTTATGCTAATAGGCTCATATTGTCCTATTCCCCCTGATGGATCAACTGATGCGCTAAATGCACCCACTGAGATGATGCCCTCTATATCTATATAGTCAATATCTGAAACAATAGTAGAGCGTAGCCCCGCTGTACCAGCCCCGCTATGATAACGATAGATGAGCCCGCCTATTTCTAGCGCAAATACTCTACGCCCTAAATCAGATGTATAACTCATATCGCCACCTGTAACTGATAAACATCATAAATATGTACAGCTACTAGGCTGAGACTGTTAACAGTAATTTTAATATTGAGTAGTTCCCCCCTATTTGCTGAGGGAATCACTAATGGGCGGGGTCTGTCTAATGGATCTGTCACTAATGGATTTAAAACTTCTGCAGATCTGCACCCTGTGAACGCCCATTCATCAGGCGGAACTGCTTGTCCCCCTGGCACTACTAATGATTTTAGATCAGCAGGGGCTGTAAACTCTATACCAAAATCGAGCACTGCACCTGTATAGCTATTGCCTGCTGTATCTCTCAGCTCAGCTTTAATGCTCACGCTGCCTGCTTGCTGATCAGCACCGTAAACCATCATCAATGCTAAGCGCTCAGTGATCGCTGTGCTTTGATATAATAGATTGTATTCATATGTCTTATAGCTAGTCTCTACCCTAGTGCCTGTACTCAATCTAGCGCCAAACTGTTCAGCGCCCCATAGCGGTGAGTATGTGCCATGAGAAAATTGATAGTGAGCCTCACCTAAAAATTTCACATGTGATAGCTGCGCTAGTGCAGAGGCTATCTGAGTGAGTGACCCCCCCATAACTATCTGATTATTATAGCAGCCTTGCTCAGCTGGCATCTGTCTATATGATGAGGGCACTAGCATAAAATTAAACTCCTATGATCGTTATACTTGCAACGTACCCTGAGGTGGATGGCGGGTAATACGGTGAGGCTACTCCATTAATATTTAGATTGCCTGTGTCTACTCCTGCTCTGTACATGCTGAGTGTAAACTGATCAGAAACATCTAGTTCATCTTGTATTAAATCAAGCGTAAACTCAGACCACCCCCCTGCACTTATCGTGAGCACATTGCCCATGATTAAAATGCTAAACGGTACGCTATAATTCAATGATCTAATATAGCACTTAACAGTTAAATCATTCTCAATAGTGCCCGCAAAAATTGCAGAGGGTGAATAGAATGATGATAGATCCCCCCGCCCTATTGCTCGAGGGGGCGCAGCTGCAGAGCTAATGGGCGATGTAGATGATGCGCCCTCTATGCCTGACCATGAAAAGAGCACTCTCTGCCTGCGTCTGAGCGTGTTAATGTTTCTCAGCGCCTCTACTCCAAACCTAGCAGAAAGGGGCTCATCAGCGCCCTGCCTGCTCTGCCCTTGTGGAATAAATGAATGAGCGCCCTGTGATAAAGTGCCCGTGTTTAAGGGTGATGCAGGTGACTGCCAATTTGCCTGAACGCTTAGCAGGGTGAGCTGTGAGCCTGTGGGCGCTTTTACACTCATTCGTAGGATGCCTGTATCAACAGTAGAGCTACTGATAGTGATAGTTCCACTATTAAAAGTGCTTGTGTATCTACCTTGATCAGTGATGATAATCTCAGCAATCACATTGCTAGCGCCTACAGTCAAATCAAATTTTACTGTGCCATTTGCTGCACCAGGGCAAAACCCCTGCACATTAATATTTAATGTAGTATGCTCAGCGCTGATGATCGGTATGCGCCACTGAGCCATTTGCACATAACTCGTAGAGTCTTGAATAAAGCAGCTATCATCAAACATCTGAGAGACTACATTATGTGTGCCCCCTGTAGCATATAGATAATTTTGCAGATCAGCTAATCTAGCTATCTCTGTTGAGCGTATCGTGAGCCCTGCAGTCATCCTGCTAGGATCTACTAGAGTGGGGGGTAATGTATAGCTATTGCTCATAGGTGTTCAATCTCTACTCTCACAGGCACCCTGCGCTTGAGTCGAGTGGGATATGCCAAATCATAGGCTGATGTTTTCAAGCTACCCCTCACCCTACCATAAACCCCATTATCTTCTGATGTGTACAGCGTATCATATGAAGACTGCGTGCTAGTTACATCAGCAGTGATGAGCGCCCGCCTACTATCACCCCATGATTGATAGAAGTTAATTCGCTCACCCTCACTAACTAATGGCAAAAACTTATGAGTGAAATGTTTGTAATCATCAGACGCATCTAGCAACGCATCTAGATCAAACATCAGATCTGATGTGATATATGAGCCTATTCTGTTAGCTACATAGCCCCCGCCTATCTTGCGCCTGCTTTGACTCATATTCTCTACTGAGAGATGATGCGACTGATAAGGTCTTGAAGGGATAAGCACAGCCTGACATTTGTATGTGCTAGTCAGTCTAAGTGAGTTGCCATCTGTGACGGGTGACTCATCACCCTTGAAACCTAGAAGATCTCTAAGTGCTGTAGATACCCATGTCAGATCATCTACTGTGATCGGATATTGACACTGAGTAAAACCCTGATCAGTGATGCACCATGTTATCAAGTCAGAGCTCATTGCAGTATTATCTAATTCTTGTAAAGACGATAGCCCAAAATCATCAGCATCACCACTGCTAGCAGCTCTCACCCATGTTGTTAGATCCTGCACATCAGGACTAGTAGCAGTGTTGCTACTGAGCAGAGAGAATGTGCCTGCGCCGCCTACTTCATCAATCGTATAGCTCATATCACTCAAAGCACTCAGACCTCTGAGCCAGTCATGAGGGGCTGTGGCTATATAGTCAGAGCCCACTAGCACAGATGAAACTACAGATGAGCCAAACCCTAAGCCATCTAGTGTGCCTGCAGATGTTACTGTAAACTCTACATCAGCAGTGATAATGATGTGATCTGCTGAGTTAATCCCTACAGACCATGATGAGCCAAATGTTTTGACTGCTGTAATATAGCCTGTACCGTATACAGTTGATGAGCTGATGCGACCGTTTAGGAATAAAACAGCATCATCATACACACCCTCACCATCTGCATATGTGGGCAGGCTAATCAGCGTAGCAGGTGAACCTCTAGTAAAAGCAGTGACCCCACTTAGCCCCCTCATATCAAATGCTGTGAGAAGTCCAAAATTAGGCGCAGGATTATTCAAAGGCATATTTATCTCCTGCGTGGTGCGCCACGTCTCGACGTATTTTGTAATGTAGTTATTCTATCAGCCATTGCCTGCTCTGCTGCTCGCTGTGTGTCATATATCACAGCACCACCAAAGCTGATATTAAAGACCATAGGAGACTGCTCTGCTACCTCACGCTGTGGGCCAGGAGCTTCGACAGGTGCGCCTGATGGTGAGCCACCACCACCACCGCCACTACTGCCCCCGCCCATGCCTTTGCCTGCAACCCCTGCGACTGCAGCAGCTCCTGCAAACATTGCAGAACTCTTAAAAAATCCCGCTGCTTGCGCTTGCATGCCTGGCATAAATAAAGCGGCTGTTCCTTTTGCGGCTTCAATTAGTGACTGCACTGCTGCCTGCTGACCTAGTGCAACAAGCATTTGCCCTATCGACTTTGTGAATGACTCACCAAATAGTAAAGACTGATATGCTGCTTCAGCGATACCCGCCCCATAGCTAGCAGTAAACTCGCCCACCATCTCTATAATGTCATCATTATTTTTTCCAATGATCTGCGCCCGCTCTGCTGCCTCACGTCTATCTAGCTCATTTTTCTCACTCGCTGTTTTAGCAGCAAGCTCACGCTCTTTAGCATATCTCATCTCTAGTAGTGCTAGCTCTTTATCAATGCCATCACTCATCAATTGCAAATCAAAATCTAATGAATCATAGGCAATCATACTAGCGTGCTCACGTTGCTGTTTTTTTAATGCTGCCTCATCTTCTATTCGTTTTTTCTCAGCCTCTGATGATTTAGATCTGATGTTATTTAACGCAAGCTCATACCTTTTGTTTGCTATCAGCAGTTTCTCAACATTGCCCTCTGTAGCAATTAACTCATCTTTGTAACGTTCATTAAGCAAAGTAATTGCATTTGCACCATTTGCTTTCTTTTCCTGCAACTCAAGTTGCCTGAGTGTTTTCAGATCAGCTTGTTTCTGTCTCTCAAGTGCTAGCTCTTTTATACGTCTAGAATCTACTCTCTTAATAGAGCGCTTAGAGCTTTTAGACTCCTCAACATCTAAGGCTGAAATTCTTTTTCTTTTTAAAGCGTCTATTTGATCAAGTTGATTGAATTGTTTTAACTGATCTTTTAATTTTTTCTCTTGAAGCGCTAGGGCCTTTGCATCTTCTTTGTTTTCATTTGCAGTCAATAATGCAGTTTCTTTAAGCGCTGTAATTCTAACGGCCTGCAGTTTTAACTGTTTCTCTGTTAGGTCTATTTCAGCTTGTCGAAGTCTTAGAGTCTCAACTAAGGCAATTGACTCTTTTACTCTAGATAAAGTTGCTTCGGCGCTGCCCTCTTCAAGTGCTTGCTCTTTTTTAGCTGCTGCATCTAACGTAGGTAATAGCTTTTCATGTAGTGCGACAACAGGAGCTAGCTTTTTATTATATTCTTGAGTCGCTTCTGCTAGTTCCTCATTTGCAATTGTTAAGCCACTAACCCCCCTTAGACCACCTTCAAGCGCTACCGCTAAACTTTCTTGACCAGCTCGAGCTTTGACTGCGTTTTCCTCTGCAATAATTAAATCTTCAAACTGATCTTTTAATTTTTCTACTGCTATCTGTAACAGCTCTTTTGAAAATTGTGCTTTAAGATTAGATCTTATAAAATCATCTAATGCCTTAGTAGTAGGCACTACGCCCTTCTCTGCTAGTGCCTCTAGCTTTGACTCTAGATCACCTGCAGCTGCTGCCATGGCCTCTGTGCGCTTTTCCGCTTCTTCTGCTGAGCCACTAATTAATGTGAATGTTTCATATAGAGCAAATCCTGCCCCAGCTACTGCACCGATAGCAGGAATTAAAGCCATAAATGATGTAGCGCCCCCCTTGCCTAGTTCTGTAACCACAGACCCAAGCTCACCCACTGAGCCCATTAAATCATCCACATTGCCAGTAATGTTACCTAATCCCTCGCCAAGTTTCTCATTCTCAGTTTGGAACTTATCAGCCATAGCGCCCGCTGTTTCACCTATGCCACCCAGACCCCGCTTAGCCTCCTCTGCACCTGAAAGAACTACATCTATCTCAACTTGATTAGACATTATTTAATGGCCTCTCTCATAGTGCGTTCACTAGCTCTATGTTGTGCTTCTTCTGAATTATAATGCAGAATTTCTAAACTCTCAACTATTGCGCATGTAGGATTTTTATAAACCGACGATATCGGCATGATTCCTATTTTATGGCGCTGATATGCTTCTATAATAGAAGCTAGTTTATTAGCTCCTGCAATTGGGCATGATCTTATTTTGTAATCTGAATATTGATCACCACAATCAGGCGCAACTCTATACCCCATCACATACACACCCTCATTATCGTGCTGACTCTGAGGCAAACCCTTTTTAAATGGCCCTCCACAATTACCTCTACTAATGCGCAGTTTTGATGAGCCCTTACATTGATCGCATGACCATGAACGGCCTCTGCTATGGCTCAGCCAAATTGCAGAGGCCAGTGCTATTTTCCCTCATCACCTAGCAAACTGATGCGCTGAATATGCATCACTAGCTCTGAAATAGTAGAGGCTCTGTTTTCATCAGGTCTAATAAGCTGCAATTGCTCAGCATCAGCAGGCTCATTATTTATGTGAGTAAGTGAGCTATTCACCATCTCAATGTAAACTCTATTTAAATATGCTTGATAGTCGCTCATAGCAGAGCGCTCATCATCAGTTAATTGATGATGCCATCTAGCTCGCTCAGCTGTATCTGATGGGGCTTCAACCCAAAGCATACGACCCAGTTCTGATCTAGTATAAGCGCCTGCCCTTTGCTCAGCGTCCTCACGCTCTGCAGGGCTCAGTGCTTTAAGTGTAAATCTTGTAGCATTATCACCCACATTTAAAAGAGACATATCACCACTAGAAATGTAGCTAGCTTTGTCATCAGCTGAGGCTTGCACATCAGCATCACATGTGACTACTACATCTACTGTATGATTAGCATTTGATAAAAACCTCAGCGCCATGATTACAGTCCTAATCCAAGTCTAAACGGTGAGCATCCTGCATTATCTTCATATGTGGCATTATCATCCCCTGAGTAGTCACCTGCATATCTGCTCTGCTGATATGTCAAAGTCTGCTGCACAATATCACCGCTAACACTATAAACATTAGGGTCTACAGTAAGCTGAGCAGCAGGTATCATGATTGCACATCCCAAACCATCACCCACAGGGCCTGTGCCTATGAGCACCTGGCGCACTGCTCTATTAAAGAAATCATCTTTGATGGCAGTATTAACAGTGCTTAAAGTCAAGTTCATCTCTACAGCTACATCTGTAATCTCCATATTACTCATAGCAAGTATACTGTTACTATGACTCAAAGGGGTGAGTGTATTAGTAATAGTACAAGAGAAGTCTTCTGCATCTACTGCGATTCTGCCTTGCGTTTCACCTACTGTAGAATTAGTCAGGCTTGCAGGTGAGCCTGCGCTCAGCACTGCATACGCCCCTCTGAAGAATGGTGCATTTCCTGTGTTATATGCAGGCTCAACAGGGCCTTGGGCATTATCATGATCATCAGTGATATAGGCGCTCTGATATGTAAGCTCAGCCATCAGCCTGCCATTATCTAATGTAATATTAAGCGACTCGAGCACACAGCCAAATGCAAACGTCCTGAAGTTGACACCATCAATTCTAAATGCAACAGAGTCAGCATATGTGCCTGATGTGCCCCTGCTTGGTGTGTACCAAGTTTGAAGGCCTCTAGCTGCTGTATATGATGTAGTGCTTAGCGCAGGGCTCACAGTGACATTGCCACCTGCACTGAGATTATGATTAGTAATAGCTGAGTATTCAGCCCGCCCACTGATTGAGCTTGAGATGAGTGTGCCTATGTCAGCTTCTGCAAATGCTGAGGCAGGTGTAAACGTGTTCGCATCTACTGCTGTCACATTGCCTGTGAGGATTGATGGCAGCTGCGTGAGGAAACCAGCACCCAATAGCAAGCCCAAATAGTTTGCTGCATAGGTATCAGCAGCTGTGCCAATTGTGGTGAGATCAACCCTGCACACCACTTGCCCTGTGCGTCTCCTAATCCTCTCACCTGAGTTATTATAAACTGTATCAATCTCAGGTGGCACAAAATAGGGCCCATCTCTAGCATCATTGCGCTCTGAGATTACAGGCTCACCTGCAATCACGATAGGGTCACGCTCACAGGGTATGCTGATAAATAGTAGCCCTGATGCTGAGGGAATACCATCAGAACCCAATGAGCCAAACGTGCCAGACTCTGATGCAATGCTCAGTGATCTATGTGTAACTGTCATTTTTTATGCCTCCAAATAAAGCAGATCAAACTGCATAGTAAAGATGTGTGCAAATACATCACCCTGTGAATCTAGCACAGGCTCTAGTAATGTGGGTAAAGGGATGAGTGAGACAATGCCTGTAGTGGCTGTAGAATAGTCAGGCCCTTTGAGGGTATCAATCAGCTGTGCTGCGTCCTCATTAATCAGCCTCATCAAGTAGCCTCTGTCATGGGGTATATCATAGCGTACTCTGCAATTGACTCGAACACGCTTGCGACCGCTGAGCCCTGCTTGCCCATCATCCTGCGCAAAGTCATCTATGACTAGCTCAAAATATCGGTTGCTGTTTGGCCTGTCTTCAAGGGGGGTAACATAGCCTGTTCCCTTATTCACAGCTACATAGCCATGATGAGAGTCTGTTTTAGGGCTGATGCTCTCTATCATGTTCTCTAAAAATGTAAGCGCTGAAAAGATACCTTGGCTCATTAGTCGACCCCTAACTTTTTACGCATATCAATCTCTACAGCTTTAACTAGCACCTCTACATCTTCATCAGTTAACCCTAAGAATTCTCTAGTATCATTAACGTGATATCCATAGCTCTGCACATGTTTAGTGAGTCCTATCTTAAAGCCTGTAGGGGTGGCCTCTGTGACTATTAGATTATTCATCAGCTGCCCGCTCAGCACTAGATCTACCTCAGCGCTATCATCATCACTGCCCCTGCCCCTGCTGTCTGCTTTGTACTGTTGATATCCATCTTTATAATATACGCTGTTACCAGTGCGTGATGGCCTGCCCCCTTTAGGTGCTAGCCTTGCGCCCCGCTTAGACACATACAGCGACTTAGTAGAATACTCTTTAAACTCTACACCGTTTGCATCGATGCCTCTAGATGTGCGCAGCTTTATAGATGCTAGCGTGTTCATTGCCAAGCGCATAGTATCCTGAGCACTCCAAATAGTACGGGGTATCTTAATGTTTACAGCTGCAGGCATCAGTGTTTCATACCCCTAGCAGGTGTAAAGAATGAATCTTGACTACTCTTTTCATAAGTGCGCCACGATGCTCTAAAATCAGTAGCGCTGCCACCTACCTGGCTTTGATTCGTTTCCCCTGCATCTATAGTGCCATCACCATCTATGTCTAAGGCCACTGCATCAAGGGCTGCTTTTAATAGATCACTGCACCTAGCTCGCATAGCCTCAGCCATATCTAATTGAGCAGATTGCTCATAGATGAGAGCAGCTGCACAGTATGCATGGGCTAGCTGAAATGATTGAGCATTAAATACCTCATCTTCTGTGAGATTATCAGCTAGCAGATAGCCTCTAACATTCATCGATAACTCATCAAGAGATGCTTTAATTTGAGACATAAAATCACTTTGCCTGCGGGGTACCATATCAGCCAATGGTGCAAACATGCCTACAAGCAAATCATGATCTAGCCCTGTATCAAATGGGCGCAAGGTGACTTTGATTACACCCTTGTCTGTGTATTCTCTATTCTGATATCCTAAGTCTGCAGTGTAGCCTACAGTATAGCTATAGTAGCCATCTGTATCAGTGAGCTGTGCAGTAGTGATAGTAGTGTAATACATAGGCACATGCAGAGTAGCTGCTGTACTTAAGTCAATTTCTCGAGGCAGTGGCTCAGCTAATATAGCTGTAGTGCCGACAATTCTAGATAGAGTCACTGAGAAATAAGTATCACCCTCTGTGATTATAAATGCTCTCTGCTGATCAGCCTGCAGAGGGTCTGCTGATGCGCTCAATGTTAATGTGCGCCTATCACTGGCAATAGCTGTGATGCTAGAGTTAGCCCTGCTCTGAGTTAGACCCACACTGATAGTAGTGATTGCCTTAAATATCTTCAGAGTAACAACGCCAGTGGTGGGGCGGGGTGCTGTCCATTGAAACATGTATTCTGAATCACGTGCTACTTTAATCATCTCTTACCCCCTTTATTCGCATCAGATATGTCAGATGACTTAGCCTGCTCTAAATCTGCTGCTTCAATAAATGATTCTGTCACAGGTGACCAACTATGTCTGCAGTTATAGCCACCCCCTGATGTCTTCACTGATAGGCCCTGCCCATTGTTGAGCTTTCCCATTTGCTTCTTATCTACTACTAGATTAACTAGAGCTCTACAGAATGGTCTAGTAATGCCATCTCTAGGGCCTGTGTATAGATAATGATCTAGCTCAGCAGCTGCCCCTGCTACTGCAGTGATGCCTCTCCCATACTGGCTAATCTTTGTTTTAATCTCAGTGAGCTGCCTGCCCTGTGCTCGAGTCATACGCATCTGCATATTACTCATCACTGTATTCAGTGGCACATCTACAGTTAAGTCTCTCAGAGAGTCTCTCACATTTGTTTTGATTGTGGGTATTACCACACCCTCAAAAATGTCTGTGATAGTCTGAGTCTGTAGCGTCTGTATTTGTGAGGCTATTGTGCTCATGTCAAATGCAGGATCTACAGCGTTTAGTGTTTTACTCACAGCGTTTGTGATTGCCTGCTGCTGAGTGATCAAATCATCGATAGCATCTCCTAAACCCCCTGTGATCAAGAGTTTTAGAAGATCTTCATCTGTTGCTTCTAATATTGCACTAGGGCCAGCGCTCTGCACTGTTAGCTCTATAGTGCTTAATAGAGAGGAGATCGCTTTATTAAGCGCCCTTTCAAAGTCTCTCTCTGCTCTGATCTCTGCCTGTATCTGATCACGCCTAGCCCTGATCAGTGTAGCCATCACCCCTGTAGATGCTTCTTTAGCTTGCTTTGATAGATCATCAATAGCGAGCTGATCAGCATCACGCTCAGTTAATAGAGTAGGGGTAGCGCCACATGTACAGACCATCAGATATCAGCACCCTGTCAAAACATGGCCCAAGGTACCATCTACAGTGTGAAAAGTATTTACCTCTTCACCCCATACATAGCGTCTAGTTTTATCATTGCTGTCATATTGCCCTGCTACCATGTCTGAATAACGCAGATCAAGTGCAGCAACTGGCATACCCTTGACGTTGCCCGACTTCTGAACAATCGCATCAGCACCACGCAGGATGCCCATGAATACTCGAGTGCCATTCCAAATTGCAGATTCTGATGATGTAGCGCCTGGCACTGCAGTCTCTCTAAGAGCTTGACCTACATAAATGTTAGGAATACCTAACACATCACGCAGTACGCTGAGCACAGCCTCATCATTTAAAAGGTTGCTGCCTGATGCCAGGCCTTTAGTACTATCACCAACAAAGCCACGCACCTCAGGGTTTTTAGCTAACGCTCTAAAACATGCACGCCCTAGAATAAGTGTATCAGGATTGATGCCATGCGCTGCAGCAAACACAGTATCCTTAAGATCAAACAACTCACTGAGTGGTTCAGCGCCAGCTGTGCCAAATGCAGATGCAGCTGCTGATGTGTTAAAGGTGGCAGGGTTAAACAGTACGTCTGCAAGTCGTTGCTCTCTATCGAGCTTGAGCACTCTGCTCACCTTGCGTGCAATTCTAGCTTCTTCACTGCCAGGGTATTGCGAATCAAAAATATCCTCCATTGCGATATTATCAGACGCACTAAAAATATCAGCCTTGAATGTTTGACTAGATCTGTCAAAGCTGCCAATCATTGCCCTTGATGAGCCAGGTGCACGCTTAAGATCAAGGCCTGTACCTGCACCCATAAAATTGCGTGTGTTCTCTAGCAGTAGTGTGCCACTGCGTTCGGGAATAGCAATAGACTCAAGCGCCTTATCAGCTATGAGCTGATCATCAGAGGGCACAGCCTCTGCTACAAGGCTCGTTAAAATCTGATCTACAGGATGTAAATTTGAATATGATGATGCCATAGTTAACAGCTCCTACTTAAGTGTTTAGGCTTGATGGGCCGAAGAAATAAACAAAGCACTGATCATCAGCAGCTACATCAATTTGATTAATGTTAGGCAGAAAGCGTGCAACTGGGTAAAATGTTACATCAGCAGCTTCGCATGGCTGCACAGCGCCCGCTGTGCCTGCTGATAAAATAGGGGTAGTCTCGTCAATTGCTCCTGATGCAATTACTCGAGTAATGCCATGAATGAGCACTTCTACAGAGTCACCTGCATCGCAAGCTCGCTGAGCAACACCTACTACTTTGTTATCAGTAGCAGCTGTGGTGACCACAATCTTGCCAGCGTTATCCATTGAGACAATAGCATATTCAGTGATAGCACCAGCTGCTACATAAGAAATAATGTTTGGGTTAGTGCTCATCTATCAGCCTCCAAATGCTTGCGCATAGTAGTCAGGGTTTGACCGTTGAAATTGTGTTAATGCTTCTGAGTAGGTTAGAGACTTCTCTGCCTGTAACTGTTTAATCTCAGCGTCTAAAGTCGCCTTTGTGATCTGTGCCCCGCTTGCACCGTGGCCCACCTGAGTGAGTGGTACTGAGCTGTTTGCAGGTCGCTCTGAGAATAGCTGCCAAAATGAGGGCTGTAGCTCTCTCATCTGCCATGCGTCATGAGCTACAGATTCCTCATGGGGAGTGATGCGCCCATCTCTGAGTAGAGCGCCCACAGCCTCTCTAGCTTCAATCGCTTGCTTCTCAGACTCAATTGCCTCAAGCCGCTTAGATAGCTTATTGTTAGCCTCACGCAGCTTATGGACTTCTGAAAGCATAATTCGCTCGCTCATAGCTGTACTCTTCTTTTCGTCTTCTTCTTCTGTCATCTTCTCAGACTCAGACTCTTCCTCTTCTGCCATCTTCTCAGACTCAGACTCATCTTTGCTCTCTGTGAGCTTAGACTCAGCATCAGACTGCATATCTTTTATAGCCTGCTCGAGTTCACGCACCATCTCATCTTTAGCAATGAGCATAGAGCGCATATCCTCAGCTGACATAGAATCTAGATTATCAATCATAGTATTCCTCTCATTGAGTGTTACCCTGTCAATTCGATCATGCGACTGAGCAGGGCGGGGGGTTAGTGTTATGGCTAGCAGCTGAGCTGAGCCGATTAGTGAGCCGCCATCTCTAGTATAAACATCGCCTGCAATAAACTCAGGTGAAGACCAAAGCACGCCACCTGCATTTCGCACAGTCTCAAGACCACGCTCATTGTATGCAGGGGTAGCATATAAGCCATCATCTCTGAGGTCTAAATCTACGATTAAGCCTAGAGCGCTGCCTGTTTCAGGTGGGGCAGGGGTGCCCCCATTGAATGGGCTTGTCGCATGTTGCCAGTCAATAATAACAGGATCTGCATTTTGTCTATCTCTATAGACTCTGATCATCTCAGTGAGCATGGGCAGATCAATCTCACCGCCTATATTTTCACCGTTCATTCTTGAGCTGACTTGACCTAGGGCTAGTGTTTTAAAGGGTCTACCTACAGTAAGGCCCTCAGGCACATCATAAGTAGGGGCAGGCTCTGAGAGCTGCACTGCCTCACCGTATGTTCTAAGCGCCTGCGTTTTATCGTCTGCCCGCTTCATTTGATTCACCACTTTCTTTGCCCATGTGTAGCCCGCATCACCACCCCAACCATGCCAGGCCTGCCAGCCTTTCCCCTGCTCACCCCATGTGCTGCCTTGCTTATCTATTTCATGTCTAACGAAATAAGCGAGCATACGCTTAACTGTTTCAGGGCTAAGGGCCTTACCATTGGCTAAGTCTCTAGCTCGAGCTAGCCCTGTGGGAGTCATGCCCCGCCGTGATGGGGGCTTGGTAGCACGCACCTCAAGCGCCCGCTTAGCGTTGCTCTGTGCGCCCTTTGGTGGGGTAAAGTTTATATGATTATATTTTTTTGGTGATAGCTCTGTGCGTTGCTCAGACTCACTGCGCTGAGGGTGCCCCTTTGGCAATAGATCAAGATCAGTCGTATATGCTTTTTTTCTCTCACCTGTGCCTACTAATTTTAGAAATGCATTAACCCTGCCGAGTGACCATTGATTTCTATTCATGTTAGGTCTGTGAGATGTAGAGAAAGCACCTGCGCCTCGTC